AACAAATGTTTCCTAATTGGAAAAAATACGGTAAGTTACGATGAAAGGTAAAAAGGGAATAATCAGACATCAGCAGAATAAATCTAGTAGAAATTCTGACGATGATAAGTTAGACCAAATAGGCATGGCACTTGTAGATGTAGGAATCAATTATGCTAGGAATGTATTTTTGGTCTTTGAAAAATCGACAGGCAAATTGGTCAGTGAGGGCATTTTTGTCAAAAAGGAATATGTGAATAACATCGACTATCAGATCAATAACTGTGATATTGTGGCAACCGTTGCAGGTAAGAAGTTCTACATAGAACTTGATGGTGAAGCAATACATGGAACTTGTGACAGTGCAGAAACAATTACAAAAAAGACTAGGGAAAGAAACAGACGTTATACCCAAGCAGGTTTAATGTGGTTTGCAATCAATGAATCTATTGTCAAATTTACAGGGTTCAAGAAGTGCTATGGCGATCTGTCGGCTTTCCTGTGCTTATCTTTCATACAAAAGTTTGTTTCAATAAGTGATTTAAGCACAGATTGAATCAAAAAAATGTGAAGTTGGGCGTAACATGGCTACATAGAGCTGGAAAGATACTTGACAATGACGTTGCAATCATGCAAGAGATTGACTTTATTGCTTCTATTTTCAGATATTATTCTAGTGAACAGGTGGAACAGTAATGATATGTAAGGACAGATGTGTATTGTTAAAGGCAAAAGGCACAAATTCTAGTTTTCAAAAATACAAAAACGGTTACAAGTTCTGTTCAATTTGTAGTCAATGGTTTGTGGATTATCTAAGATGTCCATGCTGTAACAACAAACTAAGAACTAGACCACGTTCACACGATTCAAAGAAAAGATTTAGGGGGTTAAAAATTGGAATTTAACAAATGGGTAGTTGAGTTAGAAAAGAAAGACGATGATATGATTTACAGACCTGTGGGCGATGTTCATGCAGGTAACATGGGATTTGACAAAGATGAATTTGAAAAAACAATTATGGGAATAGCAAAAAATACACATTGTTACACTATGGGCATGGGTGATTACATTGATAACATTCAGGCTTGGGCAAATGGTGGTGTTGATAAGAGATGGAATCCTGAAACTGTGGAAAGAAATCGCATGACCACTGAAGAACAGGTTGAATACTTTATTGAATGGTGGGCAAAAGTTGCCCATAAATCAGGGGGTATGCACAGTGGAAACCATGAATGGAAAACCATTAACCAAAAAAGATTCATCAAAGATTTCTGCCACCCTAACAATCCAAAAGATATGTCCAAAGTTCTGTATAATCAAAAGTATCTTGGCAGACTTTCCCTAACATTATTGACCATAAAATACAAGAAAAAAATGCTAAGGGAATTTCAGATACTATCGCTTCATGGTGGATTTGCAGGTATGCGTCAGGGTGGAACTCTTAACAGACTTGAAGATATTGCTTCATCATTTGAGGGATTAGATGTGGCACTTATGGGACATACTCACCGAACTTGGGTGGCAACAACTACGGTATTGGGCTATTCCAAATTCCACAATTCAATGTATGAAAGAAAAATCATCTTGGGAAATACAGGCACATTTTTGAAATCATATACAAAGGGCATTGATTCCTACATTGAAGCTAATCCTAGAAGAGCTACAAGGGTTGGAACAATATCCATAACATTCAATGCAGAAACAGGAAAGATGTATGGGCATGATTAGCACCAAGTATAAGGCTATTAAAAAAATCAAAGTTCCCAAATGGGCAGAATGGGAAACACATACAAAAACAACCGTCAAAGACGCTGTTCAAACCTTGATTGAAGAACTGCCAAAAGGCTACAAATTTTATGCAAAACTTATCCATGAGAAATTAATCACTGTCAAAGGTTTTGAAATGACACGCATTAGAAGAACTAGGGAAGCCTTACAGCAGATGATTGAACTTGAAATTATATCACATGAGTCAACAAATAGGGATAATTTTATCTCGATTGACGGAAACAAAGTAAAATTATATGAAGTAATGTAAGGCTTGACATGGATCAACTTCATGTGGATTTCAGAACACACAGCAGAACACTAAGCGATGATCGTGGTGTGTTTTACGAAGCAACAAATCGTGCCATAATAATACTGCAAAACCATGAATGTCTTGAAGATATTTTTGCAACCATTGAGCATGAAAGCATACACTTCTGTCTAAGGGAAGATTCAGAAAGCCTTGACGATGAACAAGAGGAAGAAATCACATTCCGTATGGCATGGGCTTGTGAATCATTATGACCTCAATGATACCTTTGATACCTTTGTGACTAAAATTACAGTTTAGGTTCACAATTTTCGAGTTAAACTCGTAATCGCTTTAAGTATTATTCTGACGTATTATTTTGATGACAAAAGAAAAAAACGAAATAAGAGAAATAAGAGAATGGATAGAATCACATGAAAAACGCATAGAAAGAATTGAAAGGCTATTATGCCATGTCTTACAAAAAAAGGGGGTGATCGAATGAATATAGAATACTTACTTCTAAATATGGATATTGAAAAAATGGAAATGTTATTGGCAAAATACAAAAAGTGTGCATGGGAACGCAACTGTATTAATTGTCTAACTTTAGCCATGAAATTACAAGAACGTCTGGAAACACTCGAAAATGAGGGATAATAGTTCCCTTAAACCCTACGAATCTCGTTAATTTGTATGTCAACAGTGGTTTATGTGCCACACACGAAGCAGGAAGTAATCTGTCCACGTTGCGACAGTGCTATGGTAAATATTCAACCATGCCATGAAAAATGCTTTCAATGTGGTGCAGAAATAGATTGTAGCGATTGAAAAATTTTTTTCGATGGGTATTTTAGATTAATTTTCCAGATTACACTATGCAAGATACTGAATTGAGAAAGCAACACGATGTCGTTATTCAGAAACTTATTGAAGTTGATGAAAATGATTTCAAGACAAAGACAGGTTTAGTGCGTGAACTCGTTGAAGTGTCCAGACCATTGTTGAAAAGCAACTTGGTGAGTGGTTTAAAAATTTCTGATCTTGCTACTTATATCAATGGGAAACTATTGGAATTTGGAATCAGATACCCACGCAACGAAAAATTCTACAACCTTTTTACTGATTCTGAAAAACGATCTTCTGGATATGGAAGTATATCTCAATCTACCAATGGTAGATTCGACCACGAACATAATTTCGTAGGCGATTTTGATCAAAAAAGATGTGAGTGTGGCGACATGATAGTTAGTGGTCAGCACTACACAATGGCAGAAGCACAAGAAGAAAAATCAATCGGAATTTCAGAAGTCACAATAAAGCCAAAACAAGACAAGTCACCAAAAAGACCATACTCAAATCCTATTATAGATTACCTGCAAAGACTAGCATATCTGAATGAAGATTACGCAAGTCTGTTGCATGATCAAGTTAAAAAATATTACAAGTATGAACCTGTTGCAAAGGCTATCGATGAATTTTACAAGGATAAGGACATGGAAAAATTAATGAATGAAGTAAAATCATTTGAAGCACAGTTAATTCATGCAGATAAAAATTCTGACGCAAGACAGAAAGTAGGCGAATTTGAAAAAATCAAAGCGTTTGTTTTACAACACACCACACACACAGTAGCCCACGTTGCAAAGTTGTTAAGCATAACACCAAAGCACATGACCAACAGCGTAATCAGAAGTGAACCACAATACACAAAAATATTGAAATGGTTTAAGTCAGTTTATTTGATATGTCCACACTGCACGAAGCAGGTAGAATGGTTGGCTTATGATTGGTTTAACGAGATGTGTGAACGCAGGGAACTAGACATGGACATGACACAACCGATAGTTCCTAATAACAAGTAATTTCAAGTGGTTAGTTATGGTATGGACAACACGATACATTGGCGTAATTTCTTATGCACTTGTATCTGCATTACTAATTTACAAAGACGTTGTAAGTGATGTGCAAGGTGCATTAGTATTACTAGCACCAATCGCAGTTTTCATTGGTGCAGATCAGTTTAAGCATAGAAACGATGAATCCTTTGATGAATAAATAAAAAAAAGAAAAGATTGAGATTAGTTAACAATCTCGAATCTGTATATTTGGTTTTTTTCTTCGTCATAGAAGAAATCGTCAAAGTTGTAATTATCTGTTTCAACGTCATATTGCGTTTCAAACATTTCACCACCTTTGAGTTTGCCTTTGGCAGAAACTATTGTGTCGTATGCTATGGCACATGACACAGTTCTGATGTAATCTCTTAACTTACACCATTCGTCAGAACCAACTTCACCACATGAAGATACACCCAATGTTGACATGAAGTTCAATCTAGTTTTTGACATAGCTTCCATAACACCACGACCTGTGAAAAGAATACCCTCTCTAAATCCGAAAGGATTGTTCACTTTTGTGATGTATTTCTTTCTAGGTGCTACACCAAAATTTTCTGCTTTCTCTTGCATTTCTGCGTCTATTTGATAATAGACTTTTTTGGATTGAGTTTCCATAAAGAATCAGTATTAACAGGTGTTAATATAGATACCTGCACTGCTTAGGCACAAATTAAATGTAAATACATATTAACACACAGGCATAAGATTTTACAATAACATGAATACAGAAAATGGAAACGAGTTGAACCCCAACCTATACACCCCCGAAGAATTTAGTGACAAGGTTGCTGACATCACATTCGAGCAAGTTCCTGAAAACACTTTCAGACGATGGGGAATTATGACCAAGCGTGTTCTTTGTAATGGTAAAAGAACAGGCGTTGTTCTAATTCGTGATCTTCTAAATGGTGGCTTTTGGAAAGCAACAGAACGTTATCAAGTAATTCCACATCAAATGCTTATGGGAATAGTTAGAACCATAGCAGACGAACTTGGAATTAATTTGACAGTGTTACCACAACCTGCTTTGTCACGAACTAGAAAATACAAAGAATATAGAGATGGCATGGAAGATGGTGCAACAATCACAAGAGATGGCAGATATATGCTAGCTTCAATGATTTCAGACAAGTCAGTTAACGTAAGTGCAGACGATAAAGTAATGGCAGGAATTACTGTGGTCAATACAATGGACAGTTCCACAGCAGTTCATATTGTGCCAATGATCTATACTTTGAATTGCACAAACCAATTCCCTGCATTTAATACAGCAGTGAAAGGTTGGCAAGGAAATACAGAACTTAAAGGCTATAAAACGCAACTTGAACAAATCAAAGACGCATGGTCACACAACCGTAGATTGCAAGAAACATACCCACTCATTGAGGACTTTGTTAAAGCAATCACAAAAAGACACACCCATGTAAAAACACTTGACGAACAAGTAATCGCAGAAAAGTTTGCCCTTTGTATAGAACTTGCAGTTGGATATGCAGACGACTACAAAGACTTGGCAAAGACACCACTTACGAAAGATGAAGCACAGAAAATTGTAGATGGTATGCCTGTTAATGTGAACAAACATCTAAGTTGCATTAGCTACACACGCAACAGAAAGGAACACACCAACGAAATTATTATTCCTGTTGGCGTGACATTATACGATCTGTTCAATGACTACACAGACATCTTAACACACAATGAAGATGTTGCTTCAGCGTCTATGATGGCACAACTCAACAACTATCGAAAGATATTTCGTTTGTTTAACTTCGGAAACAGACGACCAATAGAAGCAATCGCATAGCGATTCTTCACCCCATTTTTTTTTTATTTATCACTTTTATTCTTCTTAATTTACAAACAGTTTTCCATATTGTATGGAATCTATCTGTTTTGTCAAACATGACCACAATGGTAATCTAGCCTTTTCAGAAGAAACGCAGACACATTGGAAACACAGATGGTCAAAAGAGATAGTGACCTATCAGTTGCAAAAAGATTCAGACGACATACATGGATCATCAACTGAAAAACGTGCTGTGAACTTAGCATTTACAACATGGGGTGTGGAAATTCCTTTGAAGTTACGAAGTGTTCGTGGAAAACAAAAGCCTGACATTTACATAAATTTCTGTCATAGTAAAGATGATGAATATCTGAAAGGAAAAAAAGGCGTGTTGGCATACGCATATTATCCAAAGACTAGCCATCAGGGAAAGATTGTTTTCAACGAAGATTATTTATGGTCAATAAATGGAAAGCCTGTTCTTGCAAGAAAGATATATCCTGATTATTCACACCCCAATACAAAATTAAGAACTTACAGCATTGTTCATGTATTAGTGCATGAGTTAGGTCACTCACTAGGTCTGACACATGATGTTTCTGACAGAAAGTCTGTGATGTGGTGGCAGTATAATGGGCAGATGAATTTATCAAGTTATGACATTAATCGAATTACAGAAAAATATGGCAGAAGAAAATGGCGTGGAAGAATTTACAGCAGGGTTAAGCATTTTCTAAGAAACAAGAAAGCAAGACTATGACCTGCACCTGTGATTGCCATGAAGTGAATCATCTGATGTGCAGTGATTGCGTATTGGAACATATATCAAAACAGGCAGACTAGATGAAATTTATAATTTTAATTTGGTTTGTCATTTGGCTAATTGTCACATTCGCAGTAATTGGATTATTCACAGCAGAAGCGTTTGGCGATTATTACAGAACAATGGGCGTTCAACATAGATACAATCCACAAGTCTGCATAATGTTGCCTGAAGAAAGGGCAGAAGAAATATCATTATTGACAAATTCTGCAATTAAGGAATGGCAGGACAAGCTCGAAGCAAGGGGTGGAAATTGGACTATGAATATTACAGAATATGAGTGGATAGAACATGACAAATTAACAGTAGATGATTATCCACGTTGCACAATATTTGTGAATTTTACTGATGGTGAACCAAATCATACGGTAGGCAGAACAGGCTTTGATTTTAGCAAGTCGTGGCGATATTATTTTTGGGTTGAAATTGATCTCTACACAATAGAAAAAAGAATTGGCATAGTTTTAGGCAGTTCAATGACAGAATCAACGTCAGGAATAGAAACAGTATGGAAGCAGATACCTGATGGTGATCTTTACAATATCGCACTACATGAATTTGGTCATGGGTTGGGCTTGGAACATTATTACGTCACATCAGATTGTAGAGTTCAAGAATGTGATTATGATCCGATTATGTATAAAAGTATCACAGTATTTGAAGAACAGGAAAAACAAGTCACTGAAAAGGACATAGATATGATGGTAAAACTATACGGTTCAGATGGCTTTGGTGGTCACAAACCCTATGTGCCAAGAAACGTGCAGTTACCATAAGCATATTAACAAGCATTAACAGAATAAATCAATGGAAAAACAAGAGAATATGATTGTCGAAAAGACAACATTAGTGAAGAACGCAGAACCACTAACCCTAAAAGCAGTTCCATTTGCTAAGGGTTACAAAGTGGAAGTGAAACTCACCCTAAATCCAGACAACACATTGGATATGGACAAAGTTTTGCTACCACTTGAAAGTTCAGTGCTTAGACAGGCAGTAGCAGGTTTCATACAATTCATCGAAGATGAAACTGACAAAGGTGGTCTAGGTGGCAAGTTACTCACTGATGAAGATAAGGCAATCAAAGACGCAACCAAAGGTGTTCAGAAATGAGTGAACAAAAACAAGTTCGACATAGTTGTCCAATACCCCTCAAAGATCAGACAGGCAAAGAACCTGCGTGTCCTTTCTGCACTACAACTAAAGAAGAAACTATCAGCACAACAGGTGTATGCAAAGGTAACGGTGGTAATGGAATTGTTGAAACAATCACTAGAACTGAAGTATGTGACAACTCATTTGTCAGGGAAGTAAAACTTCCTACTGCATGGTATGAAGAATGGAATAAAGTTGCTGACTTTATGGCAAAGGCAGAACTATACTTGTGCATGAATTGTGGCAAAATGTTTGGTGCAGAAGATGGAATTTGCATAGAACAATTTGCAGAACTCACCCAACACCGAGAAACAGGTTATCCAAAAACGGATTAACCACCCCCCTTTTTTTTTAATAATATGCAGATTTGCACACCAATAGGCACTTATATTAACACCTGTTAATATCAAATCTTATGGCAAAACAAATAATTGTTCATGGCAAAGAACGTTCCGAAGAAAGCGTAATTGCAGAACTTCGTGAAAACAATGTCAGGACAACTACCATACCACACTATGTAACCCTCTATCATTTGAGTGATAATGGAACATATATTGTGGGTAGCACACAGATTTGGGCAGTGTTTCCAGACAGGCAAATTGCTGTTTGGCAAGGCGAAATGGAATACGAAACCAACATCAACGCTTGGAATCCAGACCGAGTATTATACAATGGCGATATTGTTCAATATCTCTATCGTATGGGTGCAACATCAGTGCATGACGCAGAACTAAATGCAAAACATTGTATTGGGTTCAGTAAAGTCACAACTGAAACTGTGATAGAAACATTATGTTCACATAGTGTTCGAAGTCAACCAACCAAAACCTGTGTGACCTGTGGTGTAAAATCTGCTTTCCTACCCACCCGTGACCATAAAGGTCATAGAAGATAATATCTTCCCTTTCTTTTTTTTTAAATTAGTTCTATTTTGTCAGTAATACTGACATCTTAGGTATAGAAATTGACACTAAATGACAGTGAGGTATTGGTATTGCAAACCATAGTTATGAGATTTAATGAACATGACAGCTTGGAATGGATAAGGTCACATCAGACTAACAGACAAAAGCCTATGGAAGTAAGACAGTTTTACAGAATCAAGGGCAAGTTAAAGGGTTCAACACAGAAGCGTAAGTTTGAATTACAAAAGAAAGGGTTATGGGATCAACACATAGAACGCATAGACCAACTAGAAACCATACTAAAACTATCGTGGGAAAATTATCACAGGGAACAGAACCCTACTAGACGACAACACATACTAGATTCGATTGCAGGTATTCAACCGTTACTTAGTGCATATTATTCTGCTAGTCAGGAAGTGATAGAAAATGACACTGAAAAAGGTGTATCAGACAAAGGACATATACCCAAACTTCCAATCTGAACATGATTCAGTTGAAAGTGATATTACAGCAGACCTAGCGAAGCTGAAGTTTTTTTGTGGTAATGCAAACAGTAAGAAGAATTGCTGTTTTAGCCACTTGGTAGGATTACCACAACACCCTGCTACAATGCAACCAATGCAGTTTATGCCACACCAACTAGACCTGATTAAGCAATCACTAACAGACAAGCAGGTAAAATTCCACATTAACAAAAGTAGGCAGATAGGGCTAACAGAAATAGTAATGAGAATAGTGCAGTATCACTGCTTCCACAAATACAAGGGTGGCAAGATATTGGTTATCGCAGGAACTAGGGAAAAAACAACAAAGACGGTAATGAACAGATTGAAAATGCTATTTGATAACATACGTTCCACTGTGCAAGACGACAAGCATGACCTGCATATCTTGCTAAAAAATGGCACAGAAATTGAGGGCAAACCAAGTAACAGTGAAGCCATCAGGGGTGAAACAAAGATCAAGGCAATAGTAGTAGATGAAGCAGGACACTTTGCATTGGTAGATGATAGCGTTGTGCTAGACGCAATAGAACCAATCCTGCATACAAACAAGTCAGACATATTCCTAGTATCTACACCAAGAGGGCAAAAGGGATTTTTCTATGAACTAGCCATGAGTGAGAATGATTACAAAAAGATACAGTATGATTATACTTGTGCAGTAGGTTGGATTTACACTAACAAAGAAATGCAGGAAGAACTGAAACGCATAGACATTGACGTTGATCAAGAGTATCGCTGTCAATATACTTCTGCAAGAACATCAATATTTGGTGTTATAGGTGACGGTGCAACAGAAGATTTTGAGGTAGAAGAATATGGAAATTAAAGACTTACCAACGCTGTTCCAAATAGCAAACGCACAGGAATCAAACGCACAACATCTTGAAGTGATAGACCATATAGTAGAAGTTCAGCAGACAGAAATTGAAAAGATAAAAAAATTAGTTATGGCACAACAAGACTTGCTTGATGATATTGTTCACAACTTAAAGGCGTTAATAAAATGAGGATTGCAGGGATAGATAGTGGAAAACTTAGAGATAGTTTTGCATTTGTTGGCATTGAAGTCAAAGACAACAACATCTATGTTTTAGGCGTTAAGACTTGGTTGGGTAGAAATTATCTTGATGTGGAAAACTTAATCGCAAACATACATGATACAAAGCCATTCAATTTTTACAGCGTAGAAATTAACAACACAGGCGAACACGTTTATGAAGAACTGAAATACCGACATCACATTCCAAATGTTATACCAATATTCACCACAAGGGAAGTCAAAGACCAATCAAAGATCAACACAGGTCGTGTCATGCCAAAGAATCAGATGGTATTGTGGTTGGCTAGAATGTTCCAGAACAACCGTATCAAATTTCCACAGAATAGCAACAAGCACATTGAAGAATTAAAAAGACAGATTTCAAACTTTTCAGAACATATCACAGAAGCAGGTCAGGTAAGTTATCGTGCAGATGGCAGTGAACATGATGATACTGTAATGGCATTAATGTTAGCCTGTTTTATCGCTAGGAATTTCATCAAAGAAACTGATGGTATGGCACAACCGTTGCAGGTGGTCAGCAGACAATACAATATAGGCAAATCACAAGACGACATCTATGGCAGTGGAATACCTGTAACAACAGAACAAAAAGACATTCATGTGTTGCAACCTTGAGTATGGAAATTGAGCTAAGTATTAGCGATTATC